AGTTGCTCTAACACATACTGTTGAGCTGGCGTGCAATCAGGACAAGTAATCATTTTTTCTTAGCAGTTTTAGCAGCTCGTTTGAAGTTGCTAGCTGTGGGAGCACCTTTACTCCCAGGCTTGCGCATCTTCTCGCCGGAGCCCGCAGCGATACGCTTTCGTTTAGCGTGGATGTTAGCGTATAGACCTTGTTTAGCCATAGTTAGCATTTCCATTTACGTAGTGCAAGTGCCTTACGGGTGGGGCGACCCTTGCTATCTTTCATTGGTCCTTTTACGCCAGACATTCTAGCACAGAAGGAACGCTTTCGGGGACCACCCCCAGGCTGAGGAGCTTTGAGGTTAGATCCAGTCTCTCGATTGTACTTCTCACGTCCGGCTTTCGTAAGTCCACCGGAACGTGATTTGTGTTTACCAATCTTGAGGCTGACATTCTTACTTCTTTTTGCCACCGCCTTTGCCTTTGTGTCCTTTACCGCAGCTCATTACCATACTCCAGGGATAATTTGACCAGTTAGTGCGTACGCTCCAAGCGCAGCCATCACACCCAGCATAGCCAGGCGACCGTTAAGCATCTCAGCTTTTTCGTTGTGAGTCACAGTGTAGTTGTCGTCAGTGTACATGGTGGGTTCTTTAGCAAAAAGGTTTTGTTGTCCGCGATCGTTAGTGGTAACAGTCATTAGTAAGATAGGTTAGAGCGTTCGAGTTTGTTGAAGACATCCTGACGATAAGCAGGGTCTCGATCATAACGAGGGTCTGCCATTGCCTGGACAACTTCAGCTTGACTACGGAAAGTATTAGGTGTTTCTGTAGTACTCTTACCAGACAGCATCCTACCTTCATAACCGTTGGCATCTGCATAAGTAGATTGCAGACCAGCAACAGCTAGTTGAATAGCATACATATCTGAGGTTTCTATCAAGTTGTCGAATGCTGTTACGTACTCACTAGGTAGGTTTTCACCTGCCCACTTGACCAAAGATTGATATTGCTCTTCACCACCAGCAATGTTATAAACCTGGCTGATTTGATCTTGTGTCAAATCTGCAGCAGGTTGCCGTTGGTTTTGTGCTTCAATGTAAGCTTGGACAAGTTCAGAGCTATCCATCTCCGACAATGCTTTAATGGTTTCTTCAGTCAGCTGACCGTTCTCATTCCATTCTTTAGCAGCATTGTCAAAGACAGACGCTTCTACTTCTTCTTCGGTGGAGGACTCTTCTTCGCTCCCTTCGTCGGAGGTTTGTACTTCATCATTTTGTCCTAGTTTCTTTTGCAGTTCAATATATGCTTGCTCTAATGCTTCAGCATCTTTAAATTTGCCAGCATACATCTGCTGTTCAGCTTCAGCTTGAGCTTCACCAATAGCTAGAGCTTCTTGCTCAGCCTCGTTGAACTCAGGTTGATCAGCTGGGGTGGGATCATACGTCAGTGTTGCCATTTGCAGTTGTTACTTTAAGTTTACCAAGACCAACCGATTGAACATAGTTGGGTGAACGACCAAGAGTTGGAGTACCTACCTTAGCTTTAGGAGCATACTTGTTAGGTACAGGTTCCTCTACTTTGAGTATAGGTTTCTCAGTAGGAGGATGAGGTACTTCCTTTACTGTGCGTTCAGCCGACGGCTGGGTTGGCTTGCGGCGGGATCGCCGCTTGGGGGGATTGCTGTTGGTCATTTAGATTAGGGTTTTTAGTGGGATCCATCATTGGAGCACTAGCAAGCTGACCAGCTTGTTTCGTGAGTTCCATTTGCTGAGCCATCTGTTGTTGTTGCTGTGTCTCAGCTTGTACATCTTGCATGGACTTGACAAGGTTCAATACATCAATACCTTGTGAAGCTGCCAATCGTTTGATTGCTTCATCAGGATTGATATATTTAACCAGAGCCTCAGGACCAAGAGTTTGTGCGATGGTAGTAATGAAAGCAGTAAGGCTTTCTCTATCTTGTCCACGACCTAGTGCATTAACACCAGCTACAATCTCTGGACGAACCAGATCTTTTGGTAGCTTAGGTAGTTGCCCACTGCGTTGCAGAACAAGCATATACCTGTTGAGGTATGGTTTGAGGAACTCATCAGTCAGCAAACTAAATAGTCCACCTAGCTGTTGTTCAAGTTCCATCTGTGTGAGGCGTACTTCCTCAGCGGTAGTACGTTCAGACTGTCGTACCTGAAGCACAAGGAATGCCTCAGCCAAACGTCGTTCAAGCGTTGCAGCCATCTCAGACGCAGTACGGAAGTCAGCTGTCTTACCCACTTGCACCACACCAATGTCATCAGGGCGACCCTGTATGATAGCACCGTTACCTGCCTTAGCAAGGGTCTGGGGCTTGGTGGTGGCGCTTGGGCTGACAGTAAACACTACCTTAGCAGCTGCTGCGCTGCCTTCAACCAGTGCTTGTGACAGTGCTTCAAGTGACTTGAGGTCACCGAGGAACTCCTCTACCCTACCACGTCCATAGTCTTCACCATCAACTGTGTTGAACCGAAGAACCAACCATGGAGATGCGTTCTTAGGAGCAGTGCTACGTGAACCGGGAAGGATCTTATCGAATGCTTCCTGATGCCACACCCATCTGCCACTTGACGTATCCAGTCGGACGTATGTGTATACATCAACGTCATCTTCGTTTGACCATTTCTGCCCTGCTTCATTAGGTTTGTTAGGGGGCAGCTCAATACCAAGAAGCTTACGGTCAATGCGTTCTTTGGTAACAATCTCCATTACATTACCATCACCATCTCTGTTGACAACAAAACGGTTCATTGGGTAATGTTTGAGACCATCTTTGCTCATGTAAATTAGAGCATTACCACCAACAATCAAGTGTTTGATTGCTTGGTGAATAACAACACGATCATTAGATGCACTGATGGCATCCATCACCATGCGTTCAATCTTGCTAAAGCTTAGGTCAAGTTCACTCCTAATCTCAGGAGACAGCTCTTCACCTAGCTTGTCGTCTCTTACTTGTAGCCTGAAGAAACTGGTTTGTGGTGGCAACAAAGCAAGCATTAGTTTACTTGCCAGTGTCACCACATTTTTAGCACCAACTGATTGCCAAGGGACAACCAATCGTTTGTGGTTTTCAGTTTCATCATCACGACGAATCAAGTAAGGTAGTGTCAGCTCAGATGCCTTGACTGCAATGTCAAGGAAATCTTCCCGATGGGTTTTGAGCCGATCGTATACTGCCTTAGCGTTCATGTGTTAAGTCCTCCAGAACTACCACTACTCCCACCGAGGTTCAAAGGAATCCTAAGTTGTGAAGTACCCTGCCTGATTGCAGCACGCTGTCTAGTCGATGACTTAGGGCGAACACCCTGCTGAGCATCTTTGTTAATCAAAAGCTGAGCAGCTGCAGGTTGTGGCTGTGCAGGCATCGGTGGTGGTGCCGGCGGTGGTGGAACTGGTGGTGGTGCTACTGGGGCAGCTTGACTACCTCCTCCTCCAAAGCACATTATTCTTCCTCCATATATTTGATGATCCACTCAACGACACTACGCTGACCAGATCGGTACATGATTTTTTCCATTGTATCTTCAGGTGTTGGGTTGGTGGGCGGAAAGATTTCGTTTAGCTGGGAGACCAGAGCATTAGCCTGGATCCCCGTCGTTTCCAGCAGCGTTAAGGTATTCGATTGCATTTTGAAGGGTGTCTACTGAATCTTTGGCTTGCCCTAACAAGGTGTTACAGGCATAGCACAGGAGTCCTCTGACTTTACCTGACTCGTGGCAGTGGTCAACAAAAAAGTATTTATCTGTGCGGCGACCTGGTTTATCGGTGCCGCAGATTTTACATACATGATTTTGACCAGCCTCCATTTCGTGGTAGTCAGCAAGAGTGATCCCGTAGAGGCGACGGAGATTTTGATCTCGACGTGCCTCAGGTTTGGAGCTCGGTGCTGTAGGACTAGGCATACTGAGGAAGGTTTACATTACTATGTTCAAAGAAAGCGGGCATCCGTGCAGCCCTGGTGGCAGAAAGTTCAGGTGCTTTGCCCTCATACATTAGCCGATCGCTGGAATCCAGCCAAAATTTTTTGTCCAAATATTTATCGGTAGTATTAGTACCTAGTGGTTGCATTACCCAATTGATAGTTGCTTTCCTGAGTTTATCAAGAGAAGGACTGATACTAAGCCCCAACTCGCTATGAATAAGACTATTGGCAGCAACGTGAATTTGTTCA